CCATTACATAGATTCATCTTTGATAAAATTTTGAGGGTAATACCTCAAGATGGTACCTTCGATCAGATGGCACCAGTCAAGAAATTGCTGGCGTACATGGATCGGAATGACCTCTATGAGTGCTTTAGTTTCGACTTAAGTGCGGCCACGGATAGAATACCTGTCGGATTGCAACAAACGTTGTTAGCTGCTTTCACCACTCAGGAGTTCGCTCATCATTGGCGGCACCTGCTTAGTTCTCGTTACTTTAAAGTCCCGAAATGGGCTATAGAGTTTATTCCTTCTTGGTATACCGTACCAGGGAGGGAGCGAGGCCTGATCAGGTATGCCGTGGGGCAACCCATGGGCGCTTACTCATCCTGGGCGATGTTGGCGTTGGTCCATCATGCTATTGTGCAGTTTGCTGCTAAACGAGCGAACGTGGAGGGTTGGTTTGAGGCATATGCAGTCCTAGGGGACGACGTCGTGATTGCTCATCGCGGCGTGGCCTTAGAATATACCCGCCTTATGGAGGATTTTGGAGTGAATATTGGCTTCCATAAGTCAATAATTTCCAAGAACCGTTCATTGGAATTCGCCAAGCGCTTTTTCTACAAGGGGGTAGAGGTAACGCCTTTACCACTTGTGGCGATTGCCGTTTCGTGGATCTCCGTGAACGGGGTCCCCGAAGTCTTAACGAGTCTTCGGGCCCGGGTTGGGAAATTCCCTTCATTATATCAAGTAGGGCGGAGTTTAGGATTTGGCTTCAAGGCATCCTCATCCTCGGCAACCAGCCGAGTTGTGAGTTTGCCTCGGCGTCTTCGGGATGCAGTCTTAGTCTTGTCACGCCCTGGCCCATTTCCTTGGTCCCGTAAGGATTTATGGGAGTGGTTCAGGATGCGTTCCACGGTAGCGACGACCGATGTGTCTTCTCTCGGTATTGCGTCAATAACATCTTTCATTTATCATTTGATGGCTTCTCGCCCCTCAGCTGGTATTCGCAAGGCATTGTATCGGGCATTGGTGCCCTTTACCTTACCCCAGGAATGGGCAGAGGAGGAGGTGGGACTGCATGAGTGGTGGGCGAATTCTGTGAAAGCGCCGTATCGCGAGCCGATGCTGGCGGTTATTACTGAGTATGAGACTAAGGTGTTTCAGATCCAACAACGAGATGTCAAAACAGAGGAGGATATCTCCGCTCTGCTCGACTCTTTCGAAGCGATTGAATCCCTGGCGTGCCGTCTCCCAGTCAAAGTTGAGCTAACTCGGAATGTCAAGGACGTCGTCCATGGCAGTTCTGAGCGCTTCCCTAAGACTGTGCGACGGTGGCGACAGGTTAATAGACGGTTCGGATCGTCCCCTATTCCTGAGCAACTACCTCGTATCCGGCCCTTGGTTCATCGGGGAGAGATCCCTGAGAACTGGGGTTCGGATGAGGATAGACCTTGGTAATAGAGAGAGTCTCGTTGACACCCAGCCTGGTGAGATACTCTCGATGATGTGACAATCATCTTGAGCTTAACGTAGCATTCAACGCCCTCTAGCCCTTGTGAACCTAGTCCCGATAAGGGAAACATTGGTTATGGCACAAGTATTCGAAAG